AAAGCTTTCAAGCCTTGAATGATTTGGTGGTACGTCTTTTGCTCGCAAAGGTAACGCGAGCTCCTGTATTTAACTTCCAGCATTTTCAATGCGTCGTTCATTTACAGGGTGATCCTTTCCAGAAAGTAAGAAAACTTGACTCTCTGGTCTGTTTTGAGTTCATTCCAAGCGGAGTGAATTCAGAAAGAGAATCCAAACCAGCTCTTCCGAGTTGGCTGTTGAAGTTCGTTGAACTTCAGCAGGATGGTCGCAATACTATCGTTTTTAGTGAAAAATACGATAGTAAATTGAAGGCATCGCTGCTATTTTTAAATGGCGTACGAGAAGTGCTTTGTGACTATCGAGAAACTTTCTTTCGGACGATTCCGGGCCAACGATCTAGGCTGTGGGAATCGTACTTTGTGAACTTGATCCATCTTGCAGACCTTTATGAAAAGTCTGAAGCAAAATTCGTCAAGTTAATCAAATCATGGTGTGCTTGGACTGCTGCTGTATCTCTACAACAGTCTGAACTCCCTAAGGATTTCATGCAAGTCCTTCATGGACCTCTTCTTCGCCTTGTCAAGAGATTGCTCAAAACTGGTACTCAAAAGAAACGAGTGCAGTTTGGGTGGTCCCTTTCTCAGGTGAAGAGAGCTTGTGCTCCTATCAATCAAGCTTTCATATCTGATAAGCTTGCTGATCATGCAAAGATCCTTTCGACGGCTCCAAAAGAGCTTTCGTCTGAGATTTCTGATGAGATAGAGTCCATCACCGCCGATATTTTAAAGGACTTTCGGTGGTCTGCCCATGATATTATTGGGAATCCGTGGTTATCACCCGTCGTTGGATATGATCCTTCGACAGCCGCAAGTTTCGAATCTACGGCTGCATGGGGTGGGGCGGCAGCTTATCTTTATGATATGTCGCATCCGTCTTTTCAGACGGATGAGCTGCTGCAGATTACCTCGGCAGAGAACGATCAGGGCTCGCATAGTTTATACTATCGTCCACCTGATTATGAGTTGATAGTTAAGGAACTTTCAACTTTTGCGGAGAACTTCCAGAATGGCATTGGTGCCCCCTGGATAGTTCAAGGAATTCTCGAACCTTTGAAATTAAGAATAATTACAAAAGGCCCGGCTGTGTTACAATGGCTTGGGAAGGGTTTGCAGAAGGCCTTACACAGTTACCTTCGAGAACTACCAATGTTTGCTTTCATTGGTCACCCCGTAAATCATGAGATTTTAGAGAGATTTCTCTCACTCACATATTCAGCTTTTGCTGATATATGTCCAGAATTCGTTTCTGGTGATTACTCTGCGGCCACTGATAAGCTAAACATTAATGTTACCCTTACCATCTTTGACATCATACTATCCAAGTTTCACTTGGTTGATGTCGATAATAGGAATGAGCTCACTCAGTTCTTAACCCAAAAACCTACAAAGTTATTGGATTGTCTGAGTTCACTACTCCAGCATGGTAGGTTGGTCTATCAAGGTGATAACTGTCCATCTCCTGAGGACATCAAGCTCCACGGAATAGCTGAGAATTTTTCTCAGGAACCCGGGGAACTTGAAGTACCTCAACGCAACGGTCAGCTCATGGGATCGATTTTATCGTTCCCGATTCTCTGTTTAGCGAATTTTGCGTGTCTCGTGATGGCTTCTCGTCGTATGCCCCCAGAGGAGTTTGGTAGTGAATTAATTAAGAAATCTTATCTTGATAATCTCTACCATGGATTGGTCCAGATTAATGGTGATGACATATTGTTCCCAGTTTCGGGAGTTAGAATGTATAACCACTGGTCCTCCTTCCTGCATGTCTTTGGTTTTGAGAAATCACTAGGAAAGAATTGGCTTCACAAGCAATTCTTTACGATTAATACAGAATTGTATTCTGTTAATCAAGGTGATTCCCAGAGCCTCGGTTCGGTAAAGTTATCGTCTTTTTCTCTGACGAAATTAGAGTACTTTGCCGCAGGTCTCCTCATTGGTCAACACAAGGTCGTGGGTAGGACGGAAGGTAGAACACTTCCGATGGCCTCTGTACTCAACCTGGTTTTAAAGTCTGCATTGAACCCAAAGAGGGCTTTTCGCAGATTTTTATTCTACAACCAGGAATGGGTGAAGGTTGTTACTCAAAACGGCATGATCAACATTGGATACCCCATCCCTCTGGGTGGGCTCGGTGTTAATCTTGCTCGTTATGGTATTGATTTTCATCCAACACGACTTCAGCGTTGCGTGGCTAGGGCCGCATACGAACTCTTAAAATCTGGTTTGATGAGTGCAAAATTGTATAGTCAAATGACTATACATCTCGTCTCCAGTGGCATAAAGCTTGAAAGCAAGTATATGCCGTTCACATGGTTACATGGTAATATGGAACTTCGTCCCATACCAACATGTACCGACCCTTCAGAAATCCCCCTCGTTACCAAGAACCAGTCTTCGATTGGTCCCTTGGCGTACAGGAAACCTGTACGTGGCAGCGATGATGATCTCATCGTAAGCGGGGTTGGACTCTACCGGAAGATCCTTAAGGATCGCCTTCCAAGGGCGATGCTTTCTAAGGACTTCGACCTGAATTTTCAGGTTTTCTCTCTTCAACGAAAGAAATTAGAGTCTATTGGGTCCGATAACTTATCAACCAAAACGGTGTTTGCTGAAAATTACGACAGTGAACTCAATAATTCCGTACTAAAGAAAGAGCTTTTATTCTTCCCATTATGGGTTGACCAGACTGGATCTTCTATGTCTGGTAGTCTTTCTGGAATGTCGAGAGACTGCACGGTTGAGGGAGTAAGCTCAAAGTGGACTTGGAATCCATTTGAGATGGCTACAGATTCAGGTCAGGAAGGCTCCTCGTCATTGAAGAGCAACTTCCCGATGTGTCTCGTGTAGCGAGCGATAGTCTAGTCTGGAGGGTTACATAATGATTTCCCTTTTTCAGACGGCAACGCTCTCGAAAGACACTCCTATTATTCGGATGTACAGTCCCGCATGTTCTCCAGCGGGATCCAATACATGGGGAAAAATAAGAAAGTTTCTCGTGGAATGGTTAGAAGACCCGGCAAGAAGCAGCCGAGAAAACAAAAAGCTTCAAAGTCCTCTTTCCAAATGTCCATTGCAACTGCTGCACCGATTTCCACCGGTACACAGTTAGGCTCTGCTGTTGGTCTCAGTATGAGAACAATTAACGATCGTGAACTTGGTCCCGGTATTAATGTAACCGGTTCCGAGGTCCTCTGTCTCGTCGGTTCTGGGAGTACGAATACTAGTAATGGTATTCTGGTTCCCACCTCCGGTGTTTCTACTGGATTGGACGCTATGGTCATCGGTCCTGCCGCCTCGTATCTTTACGCTGGTGGTTCCGGTACCGCTAGTGATCTAGCTGTCTTGGGCATTTCTTATGCCTTTTCACCGTTTCATTTCTCTCAGATTTCGCTATGTGCCTTCATGTCCGACTAGTACGGTTGGTAACTTTACCTTCGCGTATAATCCGGACATAAGGCCTTCTAGCAATAATCTTGCTGGGACGACTCCCGCTACTACAACGCCCTCGACACTAAGTAAGCTTACCTATAGTGCACAAACTGTTCCTTGGCAAGCCTGCACACTTAACGTGCGTCAGGTCCCTAGGGCACAGTCTGCGTACTACTGTGGGACTTCCCAGGCAATTACTTATGTAGCTAGCTCAACGACAACTGTTACTCAAGGTGCCCTTATTTCGCCATCTTTGGCGGAGTCTCTGCACTGTTTTCAGGGTGTCTTTTGGGGTATGTCCGATGTTTCAACCCTAGCCACCGGTATCGCACTTGGTAAAATTATCATGGATTATTCCGCTGATATGTTTTACCGTGGTACTTTACCGCCCGGTTCGGGTGGTGATCAGTTGAGTTTGTTGGACCATTCGTTTGGTCTGACCAATTTAACTCTTCAAGATCATGATGCTATTGAGCACTTGCTTCGCCGAAAAGCGGAGCAGGAAGCTCATCCAGCTATTACCTCAACTTTAAATAACTCTGATCCTCGAGCGTCCTTGTGTGATCTCACGTGGTACAATGGTTCGCAGGTTACCTCTCATGGTATGCCTACAAATCTTGCCTCTACGGGTGTCATACCTGCTGACTGCTCCCCCAACAATAGTATCGGTGTTAACTTACTTTATGTTAACTCAACGGCTCTTACCACTGGTGTTACCAATGGTAGGCTGCCGGTTTCTACTATTGCTGGATAGCCCTTTGGACTACTTATTGTTCCGCTCCCATACTCAATAAGTATAAAACTGAACATGCTATTAAATAAATTTTAAAATAAAATACAAATTTAGCATGGCGTAAAAGTAC